AACGTTCAGATCACCACTCCGATTACGCTGTCGCAATATGCGCAGACGTTGCCGGAGAATGATCCGACGAGGACGTTCGTCGAGAACATGGTGCGCGAGTCCGATGTCATGGCGGCGATTCCGATGCTGCCGGCGACCATGGGCAAGCGCGCCTTCATGGATATCGCCTCGACGCCGACCGTCGGCTTCCGCCCGATCAACGCCCCGGCAAGTGCCGTCTCCGGCTCTTTCAACCTGCGGGAAGAAGATACCTTCTTCATCGACGAATACATTCAGGTCGACCGCGCCATCGTCGACCGGCTTGGCATGGAGCACCGCGCCCGCCAGGAGCAGTTGACGTCGATCGCGCTGGGCCAGATGTTCAGCCAACAGCTCATCAAAGGCGACCGGTCCTCGAACCCGAGCGGCCCCGACGGCATGCAGGCGCGCTGCCTCTCGCTCGGCATCAATCTGCTCAACAACTCGACGGCGGCCAGCGGTGCGGCGCTTTCGTTGTCGAATCTCGACGCGCTGTATTGGCTGGTGAACAAGCCGACGCACTTCGTCGTGCCGCGCTCGCTGATGCCATTCTTCGACGCCGCGGCGCGCAACAGCACGCTGGTCAACCAGACTGTGGCCTTTGCCAAGGATGATTTCGGCCGGCGCATCATCAAGTACAAGGAGCTGCCGCTTCTATTCGGTTACGAGCCGGATGATACGCCGGACCTCCTGCCGATGACGGAAGTCGCCTTCGGCGGCGGCAGCGCATCGACGGGTTCGATCTACTGCGTCTCGTTCCGTGACGGCGGCTTTTATGGCATCGAACAGACGCCGCTCTCCGTCGTCGACGAAGGGCTGATCGTCGGTCAGCCCTTCTGGTCAACTCACGTCAAGTGGGACTGGGGTGTCGCTCGCGAGCATCCGCGGTCGATCGCCCGCCTGACCTCCATCCAAGCAGCAACAATCCTGGCCTGATCGATAGGAGCGTACGACTATGCCACTCACCAACAACACGCTGCCGTCGATCCCGCCGCACTTTACGCTGCCGCTCGACGCGAACATGCAGTTCGCTTCGGCGCAGAATCTCCAGGCGAGCGGCTTCGTCAACAACGTCAACTCGGTGCTCGACCTTGGGCTCGGCCGCTTCACCGGGATGCTGGCGCTTGACATCTCCGCGCTGGACATCTCCAGCGGCAACGAGACGTACCAGCTTGCGCTGCTGGGCTCGAACGACCTTGCATTCGGCAACGGCAACGTCGATTTGCTGGCGTTCCACGACTTCGCGGCCGTCACCGCAGGCCGCATCATCCCGACGCTGCTCGCCGCCTCACCTGTGATCCCACCGCCCAACCTGGCCGGATCATCGCGCTGCCCTTCACGAACTTCATGCAGGGCTTCGTGTATCGGTATCTGAAGCTCGATGCGATCTTGGGCGGCACGACGCCGAGCATCACGCTGTCGGCGTGGGTCTCGCCGATCGAGATGAAGATCTGAGGAGAAACCCATGGCTGTGAAGAAAAGCGCGCAACGGACGATCTATCACATCGAGGATGGACCGGCCTCGCTGTATGAGATCGATGCGCGTCACGCGCTTAAGTTCAAGGAGTGGAGCGAGACGCCCTGGACAAAGTCCGGCGAGAAATCGGCGCCCGTCGTCGAGATTCCCGAGGATTGGGGGGACATGACCTCGCAGCAGCGGATCGCGCTTGCCGTCAAGCTCGGCGCCGACCGCAAGGGCCTCACCGCCGGCAAGGCCGACGAGGCGATCATGGCCGAAGTCGAGAAACGCGCGGAAGCTCCGGGCGAATAGCGCATCTGCGCATTATCTTGGACAGCCGCGGTCGCAAGAATAAAGCCGCAGGGCAGGGAAGTGGTGATGCGAGCCCCGCCCTGCGGCTAAACCAGGACACTGAAAACGCGGTTTTGGTGATCGAAATTCCCCCTGGCGTTCATTTCATAGAACGGATGCATGCAGCAACAATATCCGGAATTGTGCGGATGGGATGCATCGTAATACCGGTCTACGCAAAATTTATCAACGAAATCAGCGTCAAGTTGTATCGCCGTCGCAGAGCAATTCGACTGTTGAAAAGTACGAAATCTTGACGATGGTTTGATGGGCATCCTGTCCGGCATTGTGTCGGATAAACGATGACAATCGATTGCCATGCCGCGGCTGTAGTGCGTTGCGCGGTCTGAGGGCGGTTCTACGGTCGCAAAGACGACGGAGAGGCCGCCTTGCCAGACAAGCTGAGCATAATTGCAGACGAACTCGCCCAGACCGGCAACGACGTCCCCCAGACGGCCGATGACGGCTCGGATGAGTGGAATGTCTGTTCGCCGGCTTACGAGACGGCGGTCGCCGAGACGATCGAAGCGCATAGCTGGAATTTCGATACCCAGATCGCGTCGCTGGTGCGCGTCGGCGCCTCGCCGGATGATCTGTTTCAGGATGCCTTTGCAAAGCCGAACGGCAGCCTGCACCTGATCTGGGTGCGGCTGAATGATCAGACCGTCGACTACAAGATCATCAACAATCGAATCTGCCTGACGTCGAACGGTTTCATCCCGAAGGTGAAATACGTCCTCGACCAGGGTTCGGCGAATTGGCCGGCGCTGTTCGTCAAGATCATCCGGCTGCGCGTCCGCGCGGCGATTTATTCCGGCCTCCACGAGGACGCGCAGACGGGGCTCGCCTACGAGCAGGCCGCGCGGCTCGCGCTGCAGGAAGCGCAGACCCGCGTCGATCAGGAAGGCGGCAAACGCGCGCTGTTCAATTCCCGCGCCGTCGCTGCGCGCCGTGTCCGCCGTCCCTTCATCAACTCCCCGGCCGGTTGGTCTGGGACCGATGTGCCGAATTGATCGAACATGGCGCAGAAAATCCTCGGTGCCCAACGGGACTTCTCATACGGCGAGATCGATCCGACGCTGAAGCGCGCCGATGATCATCCCGCGCGCAAGGCTGGCCTGCGCCAGATGGGAAACCTGCGCATCCTCAACTCCGGGGCAATTCAGAACAGGCCGGGGCGCCGCGCGCTCTTTCCGGTCGCGAACGGCTGCGATCGCATCGAGGAATTTCTGATCTCGCCGGGCGTGCTGTTCAAGGTCGCTTTTGGGCCGGGGCAAATTCAATTCATCAATTCGGCCGGCGTGGTCGTCAACGCGTTTGGGTTACAAGGGAATGGTGCGCCGCTGCCATGGACGAACGCCAACAACAATCTGATCGTCTATGTGGTGCTGCAGCAGTCGGTTTACCTGACATTCCCCGGCATGCGGCCGCAGGTCTATACCTGGAATGGAGCGACGTGGTCGCCTGCCGACTACAATGAGCTTGTCGTTGGAAGTGGCCAAAAGCGCACGCTGTTCTATCGGATATCGCCGAGGAACATCACGTTGCAGCCGAGCGGCACGTCGGGCGCAGTTATTGTATCGTTTTCGGCGCCGATTGTCGTGGCTGGCATGGTCGGGACGCGCGTTCGCTATGCAAACCGTCAGATCATCCTTGGCTCTGTCATCAACCCCAACACGATGAATGCAACGGTGGTCGAGCCCCTTCCGCCGGCACAGATCCTGAGTATCAGCTCGATAGTAGGAACGTTCGCCATCGGCGATGTCGTCGTAGGAACTGCCACGGGTGCCGAGGGCATCGTCACGCAAACGCCTGGACAGCAGATCATTGCATTCCTTTTCGCGCCAGGTGCAAACGTCGGCGATCACGTGTCCGGCGGGTCGTCGGGCGCATCTGGTGTTATCACCTTCGTGAACGGAGATGGCACGGGCGTCATCGTCAATCTCGATACGACGACGGCCTTCGTCGTGAACGAATTCGTCAACGGGCCTGGCTGGACTGGGATCTCGGTGGATGTCAGCTCTCTGACGCTTGTTGTGCAGCTTGTTCCCAACTCGGCCTCAGCGACGCGCTTTTTCCAACCCAGTGAGGCCGTTGCTGGGCCTTCCGCGGTCGCGGGCATTACAGCTGTCACCTCGGTGGCACCGCAACCCATCAGCGTGTGGGACGAGGAGGTCTTCAACGCCTTTCGAGGCTTTCCGGCATCGGTGTTTTCCGATCAGTTTCGCCTCGGCTTCTGCAATTTTCCCTCCGTCCCAGGGGGAATCGCTTGGTCGGTCATCAACGGCCCGACCGATCTCTACGTCGATGCCAATCCAGCGGATGCGATGTTCGAAATCGCGCCGGACAAGGTGCAGGTGCTCTATGTCGTTCCGGGACCGGAAAGCTCGGAGTTCGTGTTCTGCGACAAGAAGATTTATTACATCCCGATCTCTCCGACCAACCCGCTGAAGCCGGGCGGCGTCTCGTTCCAGTTACTGTCCTCCGACGGCGCGGCGCAGGTGCAGCCGCGTGTGTCGCAGGAGTTGATCCTCTACGCGAATGCCGGCCAGAACAGCATGATGGCGGTGATCGCGACGGGTGCGTATCTCCGCCCGTTCAACACCAAGAATCTGAGCGAGTATCACGCTCATCTGTTCAGCAATATCGCCGCCATCGCGGTGCCGTCGGCTGATAGCAGTTTCAATGAGCGCTATGCCTACGTCATGAATGCCGACGGGTCGATCGTCGTTGGCAAATATACTTTGCAGAGTATCATTGCTGAAGTGAACCCACCCATTGGATGGGGCCCATGGTCAGGTGGCGGGGCTGTTTCGTGGGTCGCAGCGTGGTCGGCGGATGTGTTGTTCACGTCGAGCTATTTCGGCGCAATGATTTGCGAGATCCTCGATGATACGCAATACCTCGATGCCGCGCTTCCGGTGAACGCGCTGCCGGCCCCCTTCACGCCGCCGGCCGGCAAGGGGCCGCTCTGGTGGATGCCGAGCCAGCGCGTGTTCCTGATGGATCAATCGACACGGCCGCTAGGCGTGTACCAGATCGATGCGAACGGTTTCCTCATTCCGCAATTCCATGGCGGCGAGAATCTGGCCCTGGCCTCGGTCGTCGCCGGACAACCTTGGACCTCCACTGCCGAACCGTTCTGCGCGGACGCAAATCCGGGGGCTGACGCAAAACAGCGCATGTCCAAGCGGCGCGTATCGCGCTTCGCGGCCTATGTCCTCCATTCAACTGGCTTTCGGATGTCGCGGCTGTTCTCGGGAAAGGCGACGCCGAGGTCACCTCCGCTTGGCACGGAGATGAAGTCCAAGCGCTTCCCGGCCTACAGCCTAGGTGATGACGCGACGAAGCCGCCGCCGCAACGCGAGACAGTGGAGCGCATTCGACCAACTGGCCGCTCGTTCGATCCCCGTGTCGCCGTGATCAAGGACACGCCGGGACCGATGCAGATTGTCGAACTCGTATTGGAGGCTAGCGTCTGATGGGCGCAGTAGCAGCACCGCTGGCCATAGCGTCGTCCGGTCTCTCGATCGCTGGCGGGTTCCTGAAAGGCGAGGGGGACCAGGCCGCCGATGAGTATCAGGCGCAGAAAGCGCGCACGGCAGCCGAATATGCCAAGACCGCCGCGGACCAGACCGACGCGCAGATGCGCGAGAACCTGAACACGCAGCTCGAGAACATCGACGCTGTGCGCGCGGCTTCCGGCGTCGATCCGACGTCGCCGACGTCCGCAGCGATCAAGGACCGCACCGCGATGATCGGCGACCGGGCGCGCTCCATTCAGGTCGGAAGCATCATGGCGCAGGCGCGGCAGGACGAGGCCGACGCGAACTATCTGGAGCAGGCGGGTCAGTCTGCATACGACATGGATGTGCTTGGCGGCTTCGCGGGCGCAACGGGTAAACTTGCGGCGACGAAGTGGGGTTGACGATGGCTGTTGTCGACCTCACGCCGACCAATCCAGGCATCGTCACGTCGAAGGCACCTCAGTCGAGCGTCTCGCCGGCGCAAGTCGCCGCGCCTTATCGGCAGTTGGCCGAAAATCTCGACAAGATCGGGGAGGTGACGGACACGCTTGCTGAAAAGGCAGCGGGGGAGGCCGGCACCAATTCCGTCACGCGCAACGCCGATGGCTCTCTCGTTGTTCAAAAGCCTCCGCTTCCGATCGTCGGGCCCGCCTCCGCCGCTTATGCGCGCGCGGCGCGCTTCTCATATCTCGCGCAGGCGCAGCCCGAAATCGAGAACAAGCTCGCCGAGCTGCGGCTTCAGCATGCGAACGATCCAACCGGCTTCCAGCAGGCGGCGAAGGTCTATGGCGACACGCTGATCGGCAAGCAGTCCGATCCGACGCTGCGCGAGCCGGTGCGCAAGATCGTCAATGACGTGGCCGGGCAACACTATCGCTCGCTGCTCACGCAGGCGGATTCGACGAACGTCAGCAACACGCTGACGGCGCTGAAGTCCCAGATCAGCGACGCCTCGAACAAGCTGGCCGATCTCGCGTTTCAGGGCGGCGTCGATACGCCGGAATACAAGACGTTGCAGGGCAATATCGCGGCGATGTACCGCGAGCTGGGCAGCGATCCCCGCATGGGCTACCCGCAGGCGCGGATCGATTCCGAACTGTCGGAAATGACGTCGCAGCACAAGGTCATGGCGCTATCCGGCCAGGCGATCAGGATGATGGATAGCGATAGCCTGACCGCGCGCGCCGACGCCAAGAAATTTCTGATCGACAAAATCTATGGCGATCAGGGGCTCAACCTTTCCATGAACCAGCGCCACCAGGCCGTCACGACCGCGATGGGCCTGATGGAGGCGCGATCGGCCGAGAACAAGGCGCTGATCGACGCGAGCAAGGCGCAGGTGCAAACGCTGCTGACCAACCTGCATAGCACGCAGCCGTACAATCCGATCGCGGTGAACGATGCGATCACGAATGCGGCGAAGATCGGCGATGCGGAAAGCTACTACAAGCTGACCTTCGCCAAGAGCATGCACGACTGGAGCGACACCGTTCGCTCGTTGCCGATGCCGCAGCAGGTCGCGGCTCTGCGGTCGCTCGACACCGCGAGGCTGAACACCAGCGCCGCGAACGATGCCATGAGCTTCTTCACAGGGCGGGGCTATTCGCGCGAACAGTCCGCTGGCATCGTCGGCAACCTGATCCAGGAGAGCAATCTCAACCCGAACGCGATCCACGACAATGGCACCGGGCTGGGGATCGCCGGCCACCGGCTGGAGCGTCTCGATGCGATGCGCCAGTTCGCGGCCGCGCGCGGCAAGCCGGTGAATGACTTCCAGACCCAGCTTGAGTTCATCGATCACGAGTTGCAGACGACAGAAGGCGCGACAGGTGCAGTGCTGAAGGCTGCCCGCACGCCGCAGGAGGCGGCGCGCGCGTTCATTGGCTTCGAGCGCCCGCAGGGATATCGGCCCGGAGCACCGCTGGAGGGCGTGGCGGGCTATTCTGGCCGCGTCTCAAATGCCCAGGCCCTGGCCGGCGTCAGCACGGGCCCGGGCAGGGCATGGTTCGAGGAGGCCCGGCTTGAACAGGTCAATCGCACGCGGGATTACCTGAAGGGCCAGGCAAGCGATTACGTCGACACCGTCGTGAAGATGCTCAACAAGGCGGGCGACGTTCCCGACGCCGTGCTGAAGAACGTCGCCGACGTCCTGCACGAGACCGGCCAAGACGATCAACGCGCCACGATCGAAAGGGCGCTCATGGCGCATTACGGCGTGCAGGATCTCGACAAGGTGCCCGAGAGCACGCGGCGGGCGTGGGTTGTCCAGACCGGCCAGGAGTCGCGAGATTCCGTCATCGCCTATCAGGTTCACGAGCAGATGGCCGCCCAGATCGAGGCCAACGCCACGGCGATGCGGGAGACGCCGTATTCGACTTATGCGGCGAGGACCAAAGGCGCGCCGCCACCGGCCTACAACTTCGACGATCCGCAGAGCGTGGCGGCGG